GGTTGTGATCTCCAACAGGTAACAAACCAACGAGCCAGACGACGAGCCACGAGCCGGTCCGACGGCCATGTGTTGGCGAGCCCATTGGCAGATGTCCCCAACGAGGTAGAAATAGTCCTCAAAATTCTTGGCCTTGATCAGATCAAGCTCTCGCGTCAAGCGCTCCGCATATACCGGATCTGTCAGGTCGCACCCGATCTTGAGCGCCCCGTCTTCGCACATCTCACGCAGCGGCTTCGGGCGCGGTGGTTGGATCAGGCCCGCTTCAACCAGCTTAGCGGTTGATTCCGCCCACACGTATAAGCGGCGCTGCAAGGCAATATGAAGGTCAGAGTTGGGTAGCCCTAGGCCGGACACCGAAGATAGCCACTCAGCGTCCGTTTGAATGTGTTGATCGTAGGTTTGAGTTGATGCCCCGCGCCCACAAACGACTTCCCAGAAGCCCTCATCCTCACGGCGCGGGAAGAAGTTGTCAGAGGTGGCCACGAGCTTCAGCCCTTTGTCAACCGCCCGTTGCAGCTGGCCCTTTGCTGTTCCGCCGGTGAGCCCAAACAAAACGTCGGAGCCTTCTGGGATCAGGTCAATCTTTGCCTTGCGGCCAGCGATTGCGATGTAATCCGTTCCTGCACCGGCCATAGCTTGGTCGTAATTGATCAGAGGTTGGTAGCGGAACTGCTCGGTGGCGAGCCCCACGAGGCGATTGATTGGCGCAAGGCTGTCTTTTGCGATGAAGATCCAGTGGTCAACGGACGGCTTCATCTCAGAAACACTCTCCGCAACGGCCAGCTCAATCCCGAACACCGGCCGCAAGCCGTTCTTCTTTGCCATGTTCGCCCAGCGCACCCAGCCGAAAGTTGAGGCGCGGTCGGTGATCGGTGCCACCGGCCATTCGCACTCTTGTATCCGGCTCATGCACTCTTCCAAAATTCCCGCTGCTGCTCGGAAGCTGTAGCCCGTTCTAAGTCTTGGCATTGTTTGCGCTCTCTCTCAGTTTTATCATTGCTTTTGGGTCTTTGAAGAATGCCCGCGCTCTTGTCTTCGCGACCCTGTATAGGGCTTTCCGCTGTGCCAGCGTCAAACGCTTCAGCGCGGCGTCAAGGGTCATATCTCGCCCGCTCTCCTGCTTCTAATTTCCATTGCCGCGTCTTTAAGGGTTGGGTGCCGCTCGTTCATCTTCCCTTCCCGAACGTGACGCTTCCAAAGGCAGAACTTCAACATGCGCGGGCCAGACGGCTGGATCTCGACGCGGATCATGTCGTCGTGAGCAAATACCACGAGCCTAGTCAGGTCGCTGAAGTCGTATGTCGCCCAGCCTCCGTATGGCTCATTGACGCAAATCCCGCGCCCGAAGCTCTTGAACTCTCCGCCGACGTGGTGGAAGCCGCCCCTAACTTGCGCAAACATCTTGGCGCATTCCCATTGGCCATCGTCCATCCACTCCTTGCGGTAGTACTCGGCATCGTCGCTCATATCTCGCCCCTTTTGATCAATTCGCACAGGCAACGGGTTGTTGCTGTTACGTCGTGTCTTGCTCGGTGAGCGCCCGCAAACGGCTCTCCGAACAACAGCTCGTGCAAAGCGCTCAGGGAGAGCCGGTGGCCACGCAAGTGCTCGGTGGCTTCAACCGTGCAAAGCAGCTGGCGCGACCAAACGAACTCACGTCCCAACCGCTCGAACTCCGCATTGACCACTGCCATATCGTAGCTCAGGTTGTGGGCAACCGGCACCTCAACGTCCGCGAAGAACTTGAACACCTCGTCGGCCTTCTCCTTGAATGGCGGAGCGTCGGCCACGTCTTCCGGCTTGATGCCGGTGATGCGCGTGATCTCCTCGCTGACGGCGATTGGAGGCTTGCAGAAGAACTCCAGCTCCTCCAAGTTGGTCATGTTGCCTTCTTCGTCGATGTCGCCTTTCTGTGCGAAGAACTCAATGACGTGGGGCTTGTGCTTCAGCGCAATCAGGCTGTTGGAAAACAAGCCGGTGGTCTCGGTGTCAAATATGCCGTGTTTCAATCTTTCTGTCCTCCTTAGATGTTAACGGTGGGTATCAGTTGGTGGTGCAGGTAGGCGGTAAGAACTCACCTCTGCCCCTTCTGCCTGAGTGATTGGACTATGCTCCCAAATGTTAGAGTGGTGCAAAAAGTCCAATCCTTCCTCATTCTCCACATGGTCAGCATAACGCCCCAACAGGGACCTCAGTCGGATAATTTCGTCAGCCCCATTGGCGTCTTTCATAGCCGCCTCTCGTTGTTTTTAAAGTAGGCAAACGCCTTTTCGGTAAATTTGTAGCAATCATGAGTTAATCCAACAGGAGGTCTTAGGAAGCCCAACACCAACAGTGCATCAACAACGTCTTGGCGTGGCCTTGGCACTGTCTGGTCTGATCCTCCGAGTATTAATTCACCACCATCAGAAAAGCCTTGCCGCAGCGCTGCCTTCCTTGCTGGCGTCATCTTCATATTTTTAGGCTTTTTAGGTGCGTCAAAAAGGCTTCTCATATCATCGGTCCTTCAATTCGTGGCTGGGGCATGACGTGTTGGTGAACGGGAACGACTTCAGATTGGCGAGGTGCGGATGGGGTGCGCAATTCGGGTAATCAAACTGCGGCAACTCCCAACCCTCTCCGTCCATAAAGAAGTGCCTGCACTCTCTGCATGCCTTTTTCAACGCTCGTGGGCCTCCGACCGGATCTCATTGTCGATTGAGACCAGCATGGCTGAGTAGACCGAAAGGTCCAACAGGCTGTCTTCATGCCCGCCGTTATCCCATTGCTCAGCGTAGCGCGTCAGCTTTACGACCATCAACACGAAAATGTGGTGGCGGTTGTGGTCTTCAACGCTCTCAAGCGGCAGACCGTCAGGGAACAGCGCCTTCATCACTCTCCCGACAGCCCTGTAGTTTTCCCCGTACACGGCGCGGCGCTGAGCGAAGGTCTTTGCGGCCTCGCTCAAGTAGTGGTCAGCGCGGGGTAGTTCTTCGGGGATCCGATCCCCGAAGATATCAAACAGCGGATCACCGCAGTCTTCTTTTGCTTCCTGAGAAGCCGCAAGACTGCGGTGATACTCACGCTCGGCCATCCTTTTCCAAGACTTGCTTTCGCTCTTCCCAAGCTTGCGAGCCTGCTCACGCGCAATCAGCTCTTTGTCGGTCGGGTTGGTTACGTCCTTCTGGTCGACCCGTTGGCCGTAGCCATCGCGAGGAACAGGAGCATCATTCTGCGGTCTGGAGCCGTCTGGGTTTAAGGAAACCATCACACGTCTCCTTCCGGCTCAATGCGCCAGATGTACTTGAGATCTGGGCCAGAAGGCATCTGGTAGATCTCATAGTGGTACGTCCGGTTGCGGCTGTTGACGTATTCGTTGGAGTGCGAATGCGTGTTCATCTCTTGAACCAGAATTCCCTTCTCCAAGACGTGCGCCGGAACAGCTTCGCCAGCGTCCATGTGAAACCCGAGGTGGCTCAGGAATGGCTCTCCGTGCAGGCATTCGAGCTTATCTTCGTGCCAATGCGGCCCCTCAAGGTAAGTCAAGATCTCAAACTCAACCCCGAGATCATAGTTGAACTGCAGGTCTCCGACGGATGCTTCCCAAACGGGAGAAACCTGCGGGTTAAGGACTTCGCCAGCGGCGCGGTCCAACACCCACTCTCCATGCTCCAGCCCCATTGCCTTCTTGATATCTTGGGATTGGTTTTCGTTGTGGGCATAATAGGCAATTTGGTCAAGTTTCATGTTCTTATACTCCGTAAGGGATGATGCAGCCATTCAAGAATTTGTGGCGCGACTTGGTTGAAAGGAGGAAGCCGATGAACTCAGCGACCAAGGCGGGGTCTGTCTCTTCGCCGGTGGCCAGCGACTTCAGTTGATAATCTGCCGCCTCTTGGGGCGTCCAACCCCGAAGATCGCACACGCGGCCGTCAATGTACTCAGACATTCCGGTGCCTTTGAGCTTGTTGGGGGAGACCCCGAACACGGTGATGTTTTGGGTCTTGATCAGCTCACGCGCCATCTGTTGGGTAAGGATGTGGGCAGCGCCCTTGGAGGCGTTGTAGGCCGCGCTGTTGGTCATTGGCATATGAGATGCGTTGGACACGATGTTGAGGATCGTCGCGCTTCTCATAAAGCCGTTGGCCTTGATCAACTCCTTAGCAATCAGCCACGGCGCTCGCGCATTGGTGTCCATCAGCCGGTCCCACTCCTCAATCGGGGTGTCTTCGTGCCAGTTGATGTAATTGACCCCAGCGCAGTTGACGAGCAGGTCAATCGGCGGGAAGACGCCTTGCACGGCGCTCCGGACGCTCTGCTCGTCGGAGACGTCAACACCGCTCTCCAGCGACCACCCGATCACGCCGAAGCCATAGCCCTCAAGCTCCTTAGTGATCGCCTTGCCAAGTCCGGAAGTGTGTCCGGTCACAATTGCTGTTTTTCCGTTATCGCTCATGGTTTCATATCTTTCTTCATGTTGATTGTTGCCAATTCAAAGCTGCGGTGAAGATCGGCTCTGATTGCCTCAATTGTTGCTTCGCTCAAGCCGTCCCTGATCATCACCGGACAGACGGCTTGATTGCCTCCTGTATAGGACATCGTTATCAGCACCCCGCTCCCCATCATTTTTGCCGTTGAGACCCTGTGCAGCTGGCGGATCGCACTCGGGTAGGCGTTGGCTTGTGATGCGAGCGCATCTCTCAGCTGAGCGCGCAACTGGCTCTTGGTCACTTTCTCCTTCGGTTCCTTGGCCATTAGCTCTTCTCCAAATCTCTAAGGTAACACAGTTTCGCAGCGCCTTGCGGGTCGCTATCAAACCGGACGAATGCGCAAGGCTCTTTGCCTGTCCCCATTCGGGCAACGCTCCCAAACTCAGGAACGGCTCCGACATGCCTTGCGCAGTACCGAACGCGGATGCCGGTCCAGTCTGGCGCGTTGTCCTTCGGCTCCTTTGCCATCAGTACACTCCTGCATTCACTTGCCAGCAATCCAAGCCCATGGACCGCCACATTTCAACCATCTTGTCGCGGTCTTCAAGCACGACCCAAACAAGCTCCTCCAGCGGCTGGCTGGGGTATTCCTCTTCTGCCCACTCAAGCAACAGCTGAGGCTTGATCAGCGTGTCGGACGAGAAGTCCTCAGCTGGGCGCATCAACACCTCGTCAACCGGCACACCATGCTTGAGCATCCAATTGTCCGTGGTCAGGCGGTGCCGATCGTTCCGGCCGGTGCAGCCGATTATCTTGATGGTTGCCGGAAGGTAATTCAAGAAGTCCAAGACCGACTGGTTGGGCGGATCCTTGATTGAGGCATCGTGGAACGCCTCCCATTCACCCGCTTGGGCAAGGTGTTGGCGGGCTGAGCTGTCGTAAAGCGTCCCGTCCAAATCAACTACAACGACGGGCTTCATGCGGTCATCCTCATCTGGTCTATCAGCTTGATCAGATGCGTTTTTTGCTCATCTCCGATGTTGTTGGACATGGCAAGCGCGATGATCCGCGTTTCAAGGTCTGCCGCTGAGCGGTCAAACGATCGACAGAAGAACTTCTCCGCCCAAGGATGGACGCGCTGGACTTCTGCCTTCATCGCCTCCATCACGTTGCGATATTCGCCTTGGGTCCGGCTGGACGCCCGCTTGCGAGCCGTGTCAGCCATGGAGCGCAGATCGAACTTGGCGACGATGTTGGTGTGAATGTTCGTCGGCAGGATGCCACGAGCGTCTTCAATCTTGGCCCCGTCCGCAACCAGTGCGTCATAAGCCTCTGAGATCTTCGTCATGGTCTTGTTGTAGCGGTTCCGGCGGTTCTTTTGGAGCGCAACGGTTGGGCCCGTTCCGAACGTCCAACCGCCGACGTTCAACACGCGCATGGTCTGTTGGGCGAATGATGCGGTGCGGGTCCGGACGAACTGGTGGGTGAAGCCGCGTGTCACGTCCTCAATCAAGAACTTGTACTCAACGAACTCCCAAGAGCTGGGGATCGTGTTGGCCATGTAATCAAGCTCAGCCTCAATCTCCTCCCAAGGCTTTGCTGCCACCTCGTCCATCAGTCCGGCCCGCATCTCAAGGCGGGTTGACTTGGTGAAGACCAATACGTTGGCCGCATGGCGGGCTGGGTCTGCAGCTCCGGCACCGGTGTAATCAATCAGTGTGACTTTCATCAGTTTTTACCTTTTAGCTTGTGCGCGTATGATGCGCCTTTTTGGGTTGATAGGCGTTGGATCACCCGCACGTCATTCACGAGATCATCCAACAAGAGGTGAGGACGCCAAGTCGCATAGCGGCCCAACAGGTAGACGTTGAACTCTCGGGAAGCCCACATGATGAACTCCCTGCGCTCGTCCTCGTCGATGGGCAGGATCTTGGCGTATTGTTGGGACTTCTCCCATTCGGACTCAGGAGCGATGCGCTGCTGGCCCTTGCCATATACCATGAATAGCCCCATCTTGCGGAGTGCTTCTTCAATCAACGTGCCGCCATGGTAGTGCGGTTGGCCGTAGCACTCCGCCACCAGCTGGTCGCCGGTGATTGAGATGCGAGCGATTGCGGACGTTGGGTCCGGAACGTACAAGGAGCAATATGCGTCCACGCCGTTCAGCTTGCACCCGACGTTGAAGCCCTCTCGGGACCGGAACTCAGAGCGCGCCTCCCAGCCCAGCGCCTCCATCATCAAAGGCATCGGCAGGGTGGAGATGGTTTGGCTTTCTTTGATCCAATCACCTTTCACGAGCTTATTCCCGAAGCTGATCGGAGCGCTGACGCGGTCGGCCATCTGTTGGATCATGTCCGGAGGGGCGATGAAGCGCGTCTTGGGAGCAGCATCAGCAGACAGGACCGATCGCAGCGTTGCCGTGCCATTGGTCTTCACCGAGTAGGACAGCGCGTCAGCAATCGGGTTCTTCCAAGGCTCAACACTCTTGATTGCTTGGACCTCTTTAAAGCGAATGTTGAGCGCGTCCCCGACCACCGACGAGCGGAAGCGCAGAACGGCTGAGTGGTTGTTGGGAAGGCTTTCTTGAGCCTCGTAAACGGCCTCGCAATCGCCGCGCAACATTCCTGCAGCCAGCAGTCCTGCCATCCCTGCACCCACGACGATCATTGGGGCAACCCCGCTCTGCGTTGATCCGCCACGACCAGCGTGATGGAGTGTTTTGACATAAAGCCGCTCAAGGCCATCTGATATTGATGGGTGCGGATCTCTTCGCTGACCTGCTCTTCAATGGGGATGTCCCCCAGCGACCGGCCCTCAAGCCCGATCCCGCAATTCGGACAGCACTTCATGCCTTCACCTCCTTCATCTTGGCAACCTTGCCCACGTACAGGCCCAAGATCTCCGGCTCAATCGGGTCGCCGTCCTTGATGCGCTGTCGAGCGAATGATTGAAGCGTTTGGGCGTGGACCGTTGAGCCCATCGTCGCGGCCAATCCTTCGCTGACCAGACCTTCATAGGTTGCCTTGGCTTCTTCGTTTTGCTCTCGGCCGAACGAAACTGCGATGGCCGTCTTGATCAAGCCGCCTGCCTCGTGATCCTCAAGCCACTTTATTGCTGCGGCCAGCTTCGTCGCTTCCTTGGGCATGGACCCAGAAACGAAGTCAGACACCGTAACCTTCCAGCCCTTGAACGTAACTTCGTCCATCTGCAGCTCTGCCATCAGGTCGGGGATCGTTCCGGTGCGAGCCTTGTGCAGCGCTGCGCGAGCCGTCTTCAGGTCCTCGTCCCACGTTGCAATCATCCGCTCAAGCGCAATCGCTTCGGACAGGTGGTTGTTCAAGATCTCAAGCTTGTCCGTCGGGGCGTCCATAGGGACGTCAAATTCTTCCATGTCAGTCATTTTCAGGCTCCTGCCTTAAGAGGGGGGGATTGTTGGGGCGAACTGAGCCGCCCCAACGGGATCACATTGAGCTGTCGTCGCCAGAAGGAGCAGTTGAGCCGCCTTCCATGCCTTCAACATCGCCCTTTGCTTTGCCCTCAATCAGAGATGCGCGGAACTC